AGAAGTAGAAGGAATGATTAAAGAAGTTAAAGAAGCTCCAGTGGCTGAAGAAGTTATGCCTGAAGATGAGGTTGCTCCTGAAGTTCCAGTAGCTGCTGCTGAAGAAGTATCTGCTCCAAAGAAAACTATCGAATCTGTAGTTAAAGAAACTTTCTTTTCAGAAATCGAAGCATTAAAAACAGAAAATATTGAATTGAAAGCTAAATTGGAATTGCTTTCTAAAGTTGAAGAAGTTGCAACAGAAGCAACCGAACTTTCAGAAGAGCCAAAACCAATTATGCACAATCCTGAAAACACGAATCAAGTTGAAGTAATGAAGTTCGCTAAACAAAGAACTCGTACAACATTAGATTCAATCTTTGAAAAATTAAACAAATAATATTAACTAATAAACATTTTTAAAAAATGGCAACTACAACATCAATTACTACAACTTACGCAGGTGAGTTCGCAGGTAAATACATCGCTGCTGCTTTGTTATCTGCACCAACATTAGAGCAAGGTGGACTTACTATCCATCCTAACGTGAAATTCAAACAAGTAATTCAGAAAATCGGTACAGATGGATTAACCAAAGACGCATCATGCGACTTCACGGCTACATCTACATTGACTTTAACTGAGAAAGTTCTTCAACCTGAAGAGTTCCAAGTTAACTTACAATTATGTAAAAAAGATTTCCATTCAACTTGGCAAGCAGCTGAGATGGGTTACTCTGCATTTGATGTACTTCCTAAATCTTTCTCTGATTACTTAATCGGTTACGTTGCAGATAAAGTAGCTGCATCTATGGAATCTACAATTTGGACAGGAGTTAACGCTAACTCAGGAGAATTTGCAGGTATCATGACACAAATTACTGCTGATGCTGCTTTACCATCTGCACAAGAAGTTGCAGGTACTACAGTTACTGCTGCTAACGTTGTTACAGAAATCGGTAAAATCGTTGATGCTATTCCTTCTCGTTTATACGGACAACCTGATTTGAAATTGTACCTTTCTCAAAATATCGTTAAAGCATACATTCGTGCATTAGGTGGATTCGGAGCTTCAGGATTAGGAGCTAATGGTACTAACAATTTAGGTACACAATGGTACACAAACGGAAGTCTTTCTTTCGATGGCTTACCAATTTTCATGGCTAACGGATTAGCTGCTAATACAGGTATTGCTTCAACTACTTCTAATTTGCATTTTGCTACAGGTTTGTTGAACGATATGAACCAAGTTAAAGTTTTAGACATGGCTGACTTAGACGGTTCTGAAAACGTACGTGTAATCATGCGTTTTACTGCAGATGCTAAATACGGATTTGCTGAGGATATCGTTACTTACGGAATCACTAACTCTGCTAACTAATATTAACAGACATTAATTTAAAGGGGAGGTCAAATGCCTTCCCTTTTTTGTTTCACTAAAAAAAATATAAAAAAATGGCTTGTGATATCGCAAACGGAAGATTAGAAGTATGTAAAGATGCCATCGGTGGTATTGATGCAATCTACTTCATTAATTACGGAGACTATACATATCCTACAGACGTAGCTTATGTAACAGGAACTGACACTATTGATACAATTGCTAACGTATCAACACTTTACAAATTTGAATTAAAAGGTACAAATACTTTTGACCAAGTAATTACTTCATCTCGTGAAAATGGTACTTCATTTGTAGAGCAAACTTTATCAGTTACGCTTAAAAAACAAGATGCTGCTACACACAAAGCAGTTAAATTGTTGTCTTACGGACGTCCTAACATCGTTGTTAGAAATCGTAACAATCAGTTTTTCTTGGCAGGTCTTGAATACGGAATGGAGTTAACAACTGCAAACGTATCTACAGGTACTGCAATGGGAGATATGAACGGTTATACTTTGACATTCGTAGGAACTGAGAAATTGTTAGCTAACTTATTAGATGCTTCTTCTGAAGCAGACTTAACAGGAAGTGCTGGAGATGTCTTTGGAGTTACTACTACAATTGTTTCTGCATAATAGATTCTTTTTTTCATAGTTTGATTAGGGGTGGCTTCGGTTACCCCTTTTCTATTTTAAAACGTTTTAATACTTTGTACGTTTAATATGTATGATAGTATTAACGCCTTCTACATCAGCACAGACTTTTTCGTTTATTCCTAGATTCGAGGGATATACAACAATGACAATAACCGATGAACAAACGAATGTAACTACAACAGTTGCAATTTCATCAAATACATCTAACGGCTATACAAACACGATTACTGCAACATTTGCTTTAAAGAACAATCATACCTACACATTACTATTAAGCACAGGAGGAACAATTTGTTTTAAAGACAAAGTTTTCTGTACTGATCAATCAATTTCGACATTCTCCGTAAATAACGGACAATATACTTCTAATGCCACAACAAACACTTTCATAGTTTATGAGTGATAACATACATATTTTAAGCCTAAGTGCTTACACAACGCCTACAATTCAAGAATCTAAAAGAGATAATTGGGTTGAATTTGGTGAGGATAATAATTTCTATTCTTATTTAATTGATAGATACACAAACTCTACTACAAATTCGGCTATTATAAACAACATTTCACGCTTAGTTTACGGAAAAGGTTTATCTGCATTAGATGCTTCAAAAAAACCTGCTGAGTATGCTCAAATGATGACGTTATTCAGTAAGGATGATGTACGTAAAATTGTAATGGATCGTAAAATGTTAGGTCAATTTGCTATTCAAGTACACTACAATGACAAACATGATAAGATTCTAAAGGTTTACCATATGCCTGTTAATCTTTTAAGAGCAGAGAAATGTAATAAAGACGGAGAAATAGCAGGTTATTACTATTCTGACGATTGGACAGATACAAAGAAATTTACACCAGTGCGTTATTCTGCATTTGGAATGTCAAAAGATAAGGTAGAAATCTTATTTTCTAAACCTTATGCAGTTGGGATGAAATACTACGCTTATCCTGACTATCAAGGGGCTTTACCTTATGCACTTTTGGAAGAAGAAATTGCAGATTATTTAATCAACGAAGTACAAAACGGATTCTCAGGAACTCGTGTGATTAACTTTTCTAATGGTGTACCTAGTGAAGAGCAACAATCAATCATTTCTTCTAAGATAAATGCACAATTATCAGGTGCTAGAGGAATGAAAACAGTTATTTCATTTAACGACAACGTTGAATCAAAGACTACGATTGATGACATTCCTTTAAATGATGCTCCTGAACATTACACTTACTTATCTGAAGAGTGTTTACGTAAGATTATGTTAGGTCATAACGTGACTTCTCCGCTATTATTTGGGGTGGCTAGTTCAAATGGATTCAGTTCTAATGCAGATGAGCTTAAAAACTCTGCTATTTTGTTTGATAACATGGTTATTAGACCAATGCAGGAAGAGTTATTAGACGCATTTGATACTATTCTAGCATTTAACGGAATTGCTTTAAAACTTTTCTTTAGAACATTACAACCTTTAGAGTTCACAGACTTAGAAAATACGCAAACTGCAGAACAAATAGTTGAAGAAACAGGTACAGATGGAACTATGTTAAGTTCACATGCAAACGCATTAATTGATTTAGGTGAAGATGCAGATCCTAGTTGGATTTTGATTGATGAAAAACCTGTTGATTATGAAAATGACGATATTGAAAACGAAAATTTAGCAAAAGAAGATAAACAAAGTCTTTTAAGTAAAATTATAAATCTTGTCTCTACAGGTGATGCAAGACCTAACATAACAGATAAGCAAGATAAAACAATTGATGGCGTTAAATTCGTTGTGAGATACAAATACGAAGGTCAATTAACTAAAAATCCTAGAGAATTTTGTACTGCAATGGTAAAGGCAAACAAACTTTACAGAAAACAAGATATTTTAAACATGGAAAATCAAGCAGTAAATCCAGGTTGGGGGCCAAAAGGTGCAGATACTTATTCTATATGGCTTTACAAAGGTGGTGGTAATTGCCATCATAGATGGAATAAGCAAGTATATGCAGTAATGTCAGGCAAAGCATTAGACTTACCAAATCAAAGACAAGTGGCACAGGCAAAAGCTGCAAAGTTTGGTTACACGGTAACTAATCCACAACTTGTTTCAACACGTCCTATAGATATGCCGAATCAAGGATTTTTACCTAAAAACAATTAACAATGGCAGAAGCTCTATTTATAACTCGTGACGACATCGTAAAATTTACTGCATTAAACGGAAATGTAGATACTGATAAATTTATTTCTTTTGTCAAAATTGCACAGGACATTCACATTCAAAATTATTTAGGTTCTAAACTATTCCAAAAGTTACAAGCAGATGTTACTGCAAATACTCTTTCAGGTAATTATTTGAGTTTAGTTACTACTTATGTAAAACCAATGTTGATTCATTGGGCAATGGTTGAATATCTTCCTTTCGCAGCTTATTCAATCTCAAACAAAGGCGTTTACAAGCATTCATCTGAGAATGCACAGAACGTAGATAAAAACGAAGTTGATTATTTACTTGAAAAGGAACGTAGCATTGCTCAACACTATACAGAAAGATTCATAGACTATATGTCATTTAATCAGACTTTGTTTCCAGAGTTTAGAGCAAACAAGAATAACGATATGTTCCCTGATTCACATAACAATTCTATTGGATGGTATCTGTAAAAACTAAAGTATATAAACCGAAAGAAACTAACGTAGAGAAACTTCGTGTTTTTCTCGCTAAACTAAATAAAAACGAAAATGGCAAATAGTAACGGATGGGGTGATGGTGCAGGAAACAACACAATTGGTTGGGGACAAGGTGCAAATAACACTATTAGTTGGGGTAAATCTCATTCTTTATCTTCAGCAGGATTAACTGATATAGTAGGAACTACAGCTCCTTCTTATGATACGAATGCACAAGCATTTATTACTGCAGCAAATATTACAGAAGTAACACAACAAACGGCAATAGATAATCTAGTTAAAGGATTAAAAACAGATGGGTTGTGGACATCTCTTTATGCTATTTATCCTATAGTCGGAGGAACTGCTACAACTCATAAATATAACTTAAAAGACCCTAGAGATTTAGATGCTGCATATCGACTTCAATTCAACGGAGGTATGACACATAGTTCAAACGGAATCTTATTCAATGGAACTAATGGATGGGCAGATACTTCAACAATAAATACTATTAATGCGTTTGGAGTATATACTAGAAATTCAACTGATAATGGAACTGATTACATGGGTACTCAAGACTCATTCTATACTGATGATCCTGAAGGATCATTTTGGACACTTACTGCAGGTTATCAGGTAGCTTATAGTGCTTATATTATATCCAATTTAAATGGCTATAGAAACACGAATAATACAATCAGAACAGGTTTATCTTCTGTAACAGTTGAAAGTGGTTTACAGAAATTCTACAAAAACGGAGTTTTAAAAGATAGTGGAGCAAGTAATGGTTTGACAGGTGCAGGTTATACAATGGGAATCGGTGCTTTAAATCCTAATAGCAATACATCGGGAGGTGGTAATGCAATCAATGGTTATTCAAATCAACAAATAGCATTTGCATTCTTAGGAAGTTCTACGCTAACACAAACACAAAATACCAATCTTTACACGAGAGTTCAAGCATTTCAAACAGCATTATCAAGAAACGTATGATACAAGTAGCAATATTAAATCAATTACAAAAAGACGCATTAGAAGGCGTTCAATATGCACCGGATTGTTTTTATAATCCTATTTTAGATGCTTATGACGATTGGGTTATTTCACTTGAAGAAGTAAACGGTACAACTAATCCCGACACAATGTGGGTTAAAGAATTAAATGTTTTAGATTACGCACCGAAACTTCCTGCAGATGAAATCTAAACTTAGTCTTTTAGCTTTTTCTATATTTACGATTTTAACACCAGTAAAACCTTTAGTTATAATCGCAGTTTTATCAATTATTTTAGACACGTGTTTTGGAGTTTGGCGTTCAGTTAAAAAAGGAGGATGGAAGTCTATTCGTTCACGCAGACTGTCTCACACTATTTCTAAGACACTTTTGTACAGTGGTGCAATAGTTTTTGTGTTCTTGTTAGAAAAGTACGTTGTAGCTGATATTCTTGCACATTTCATTGAGATTGATTTATTAATGACAAAAGCGTTTACTTTTTTCTGCGTTTACACGGAAATAAAAAGTATTAACGAAAGCTACTTTTCAGTTACAGGAGTAAATGTTTGGGATAAGTTTGTGAAACTATTGAAACGATCAAAAGAAACTTTAGAAGATTTAAAATGACACTAATAGACAAATACGTTGCTTTCACTAAAAAATGGGAAGGTGGATTAAGTAGAGACAAATCAGATTCTGCATCAGCTCACCCATGTCCTACTCCGTTTAATGGTAAGTCAGGATGGCACACAAATATCGGAATAACTTATCAAGCATGGGTTAGTTTTTTTGGAACTGACAATGATAATCGTTTCTTTGCGATGAACTCAGAGGATTGGTTTAAAATATTTAAAAAAGGATATTGGGATGCTGTTAGGGGTGATGCTTATAAGTCACAAAATATTGCAATAATTGTTACAGGAATGGCGTGGGGAAGTGGTGCTAAACAAGCAATCAAATCACTTCAAACTGCAATCAATCATTGTGGCGTTTATTGTGAAGTTGACGGATTAATAGGTAGCAAAACACTAACACTGGCAAATTCTATAGAACCAACAAAACTATTCGATGCAATAGCCAATGAAAGAGAGAGATTCTTTTATGCAATTGGAGTAGGTAAAAACGCTAAATTTTTGAAAGGATGGCTAAACAGATTAAAAGATTATCGTTCTACATTTCGACCTTAATTTTATTAGGTTCGTGTTCTGCTCATTATCATATTGTTAAGGCAATAAAAAAAGGTTACAGATGTGACGAAACTAGCGATACTATACAAGTTTCGACAATAGATTCAATTCCGTACGTTTTAAGAGACTCAATTTATTGGGAGAAGGTAATCGTTCAGAAAGATACAATAGTTCGTTACAAGGCTTCTTTCGTACCTAAAACACGATTTCTGACACGTATTGAATACAAGTACAAAACAAAATACATAAAAGCAGAGGCTCAGAAGGTAAAATATCAAAACAAGTATATTACAAAAACTAAAATAAATTGGTTATTTGTCATAATTGCTTTCATATTAGGAATTTTA